TCTTGTAAAAGGTTTAAAAACCGATTTACTTTGGACTAAAATGTTTGCAATTTATCCGTTTGTTGGTGGTACTGCGACAACTTGTAAATTTAATTTAAAAAACCCAGTTGATACTGATTTAGGGCATAGATTAAATTTTGTTGGTGGTTGGACTTTTTCAAACAATGGAGTACAAGGAAACGGAACGACGGCATACGCAAATACTTTTTTAGCACCTTCGACACATTTTACTTTAGGCAATAGTTCAATTTCGCACTATTCAAGAACAAATAGTGTTGATACAGGAACGCCTTACGGAACAAAAACAGGTGCTGCAAACAGCCAACTTAATCTTTCTTTTGGCCTTGGTATGAGTAACATATTTCATAATACAAATTCCGCTTTTACTCTTTCGCCAGTACCATTAACAAGTGCTACGAATTTAATTCATAGTAGAACTAATTCAACTCAAACAATTGCCGCTTTAAATGGAGCTGCGGCAACTTATACAAATAGCGAAGGACAATTGTCAAACCACCCAATTTTTTTGGGCGCAAGAAATAGTAATAATGTTAGTATAGATTTATATTATTCAAGACAAATGGCGTTCGCACATATTGGAACAGGTTTAACAAGTGCAGAATGTATTTTGTTATATAACCGAATACAAACTTTTCAAACAACTTTAGGTAGACAAGTATGACACAAGTAGGACTTTTAACGGAAGAACAAAAAAACGAATTAATAGGGCAACAATTTATGGTTGATGTATATTTTAACCCTATCCAAGACAACAATAATAATTGGATAATTTCAATTGAAGAAATTGGACAATGCAACAACCAATTTGCTTGGGTTAAAGAATTAGAATTAATTACTTACGAGCCAAAAAAACAAGTAAATGAAAAGTAACTATTTAGCAGTCCTTTATTTTATAGCGGGGTTTTTAACTTCGTTTTCTTTAATTTGTCAAGGAACAGAATTATACATTAATTTGGCAGGAGTTACTTTATTTTTATACTTAACTTTCAGTTTGACTGAAGCACTTGAAGATTTAGGATTATGAAACTACAATTTTATTTATTACTTTATTCAATTAAAAATTCCGCCTTGAAATTACTATCAATTTGCTTTTCTTTTTTCTTACCAATTTCGGGAATACTTGGACTTTTATTTACGTTGATTTTAGCAGATACCGCAACGGGAATTTGGAAGGCGAATTATTTAAAGCAAGAAATTACATCCCGCAAACTTTCGGCAATTATTTCTAAATTGTTGCTTTACGAATTATGTGTTATTCTATTTTATTTAATAGATTATTTTATTCTTAACGATATAATTTTGGTCTTCTTTTCCGTGCCATTAATGTTGACAAAGGTGTTAGCGTTAGTTTTGGCAAGTATCGAAATAATGTCCGTGTCAGAGAACTGGCGCGTTGTAAAAGGTGTAAATTTGTTCCAATCCGCCAAACTTCTTTTAACCCGTGCGATTGATATTAAAAACGACATAAACAAACTAAAATGAATTTAAGCAAACACGTTACATTAGAAGAATTTCAAAATTCACCAACGGCAACAACGCACGGAATAAACAACCAAATGAACGAGTCGCAAATTGCGTCCGCAAAACTTTTGTGTGAAAACGTGTTTGAGCCTTTAAGAATTCACTTAAATACACCCATTGCAATTAGTTCGGGGTTTCGTTCAGCACAATTGAATAAAATGATTAAGGGGGCAATTGGAAGCCAACATACAAAAGCCGAAGCAATGGACTTGCAAATAGGCGCAAATGGGTTTAATTTTATCAAAGACAAGTTAAATTTTGACCAACTTATTTGGGAGTTTGGGAATGATGAAAACCCTTCGTGGGTTCACGTTAGTTACTCAAAAATAAATCGTAAACAAGTATTAAAAGCAAGCAAAAAAAATGGGAAAACTATATATTCTAATTATTAGTCTTTTTCTTTATTCGTGTTCGGCTCAATTTCACCTGAACAAAGCAATTAAAAAGGGTTACGTTTGTGAAGACACTTTACAAATGGACACAATAAGAATAGCAACTATTGATAGCGTTCCTGTTATTGTAAACAACGAAATAATTTACGAAAAATTTATTACGCAAAAAGATACAATAGTTAAATGGAAAACTAAAAATGTTTACGTTCCAAAAACACGAATAGAATTAAAAAGAGAATACAAAATAAAAATAAAAACTATCTACAAAGACAAGGTAGTTGAAAAAGCACAAGCTAAAGCTGAAGGCAAAAAGAACCGTCCAAAAGGAAATTTAAATTTATTATTCGTTGGTGTTGGAATAGGTTTACTACTTTCGTTCTTATGGAAGTACGCAAAACAATCATTAATCTAAATTTTTATGGCAAACAATAGCGCAAGGTTTCGACTTAAACAGGACGAAATCGAAATACTTATGCAGTATCGTGGCATAAAAGAAGCAACAAACGAAGCTGGAGTAGATGACAAAGACGTTAAACACGGATGGCTAAAAACAAAACAAGCTTCTTTGTTCTTTAAAAACCCAAACTTTAAACAGGAAGAACTAAACGAGATACAAAGGATAAAAGACGAATGTATAAAAGAAGTAAAGTTATACGCTCCGAAATACCACGCAATCGAAATCATTAAAAGCACGGACACGCATTTACTTGTTATAGATATTGCAGACCTTCACATAGGAAAACTTGCAACAGCATTTGAAACAGGCGAAGACTATAATTCACAGATAGCCGTTAAACGTGCAAAAGACGGTTTACAAGGCATATTGGACAAAGCAAAAGGTTTTGATATTGACAAAGTTTTATTTGTTGCAGGAAACGACATATTACACACTGATAATACTAAAAGAACCACAACAGGAAATACGCCACAAGACACGGACGGAATGTGGTATGATAATTTTATAATGGCGAAGAACCTTTATATTGAACTTTTAGAACAATTAATGAGTTTCGCAGAAGTCGAAGTTGTTTACAATCCAAGTAACCACGATTTAACGCACGGTTTCTTTTTAATGCAGTTAATAGAAGCGCACTTTAGCAAGTCCACAATCAATTTTAACATAGATTTAAAGCATCGTAAGGCATTTAAGTACGGAAACAACTTAATCGGAACTACACACGGTGACGGAGCGAAAATCGAACACTTACCTTTATTGTTAGCTACGGAGTTTCCAATTTTATGGAGTGAGACAAAACACCGATATATTTATTCGCATCACGTTCATCACAAAACAAGTAAAGATTTCATTGGAGTAACATTTGAAACGTTACGCTCTCCTTCTGGAAGTGATAGTTGGCATCACAAAAATGGATATACAGGAGTACCAAAAGCGGTGGAAGGATATATACATCACAAAGAATTTGGACAAATTGCACGATTAACTCATATTTTTTAATATCTTCGCAGTTCATAGTTAGTTTTAAAGGGCGGGAGTTAGAAGCACCCGCCTTTTTTTTGTCCCATATATTCCCAACATTAGGGACAATAATGCTAAATATAATTTACAAATACCTATACTTTTGTAAGATATGCTTTACATAATAGGAATATTTCCGATTAACTATGGAATTACATTGCAAATCCAAACCAATACTTTAGATTATGTCCCGTTTTTTACGAAATAAATTGGACTTTTTAAGGCTATAACCTTAATAATAGCAAAGATTTTAAGGTTTTTACCTTACTTTATTACATTATTAAGTAAAAATCACCTTTATTATATGTTTTTCTTATTTAGAATGAATATAAATTACACTTTTTTCTATTCAGAAAACGCAATAAACACAAGGGTTTCAAAAAATAATTAAAAATAATTGTTAAAAAGTGTACAAGTTATTAAAATAGTATATATATTTGCATATAATTATTAACGAAACAATTTAAAACTAACAAAATGAAAGCAACAACAAATCAACAACCAAACATTATTTACAAAGGCATTGAAATTTCAGTTTTAGAAAATGGCTTTTACATTTTTTATTTAAACGGAACAGAATTTATTAATACAAATTTACATTTTGCTAAAGTAATGTTGAATAGAAATATAAATAAAAGCAAAAAATCTTAATAAAAAAAAACAAGGGGTGCGACTTGGTTAACGCACATTTAAAAACTAACAAAATGAAAACTGAATTTATCAAAGTAATGGACTTCTTGGAAACACAACAACAAGATGACAAACACACCACAAACCAACTGCATTTAATTATTCAAACATTATGTACATTTTTAGACGATGACCAGTTGCAAGAAGTAGAAAATTTCTTTTACTTTAAAAATAACAATTCAAAAGACTTTAGAATTGAATACCAAGACAAAGATAAAAACGAATTATTT